AATCTACTTGCACATTGTTAGAAAACGCAACATAGGTATTACCCTCTAATTTTGTTACAGTTTGTCCATCTAATGCGACTTGGTATATCTTGTTTTGTTGTATCATAATTTCACTCCTTTATAGTTTACTTATTCCTGTTTTATTATTTATTACATTTATGTATATTGTTGTTAAACTTGAACCTGTATAATTTACTGCAAAGTATAAATTACCATTTTCATCACCTAATGCCCACGTTGCTGTTGATGTACCTGTTACCGCTGATACATCTATACTTCTTAATGTTTTATTAATTGTAATACTTGTACTACTACTAACTGTTTCTTTAGCTATTTTATCATATATATCATATACGGTATCAGGACTTGAAACATATATAGTCATAACATCAGGTAAATTAATTTCCTTTACTAAACTGTTTTCAGTTCCCATTTTATCACTTACAATTATTCTACTATCACTTGCAAATAAAAACTCTCCTGTATAGCCAAATATCTCGTTAGGTTGTAGATCATATTGATTAACTGGTGTTGATATTAATATATCGGTTGTTTTTTCAGCTACTACTGGAAAATTAGCTTCGGTTATTGCTCCTGTATTAAAGAAGTTTAACTCGGCTGTTTCCATTCCACCACCTGCATCAGTATAACCAAATGGACTACCTGCTTGTGGGTCTTTACCAAGAGCTACTGTTTCAGTAATATTTTGTATACCTGCTATCTTTGGCTCTTTAAATCCTGTGAATAATCTAATACCTGTACTATCACCTATACATAATGTTGATGATTGTATACGTTGATTACTTGCTAAACCTACCGTATCTATTGAAAAGAATTGACTTACATATATTGGTGTATTATGTGATGCTGTAAATGACATTCCATTCATTAACGCATTTACACCTGCTTGTGTGAAATATGTTGATAATGTTTTTGATGTTGCACTTAATTCAATATATTTAGTATCGACAAAGTTTGTATTTACATTATCACGTTGTATTGTATATGGTGTTGGTCTATTTGTTACCGAAGTATCAGCGTTTGTATTAATAAAGTTTTTAGTTAATCCATATGTTGCGTTTAAATGATTAGGGAATACTTCATAACTTATCTTTGTTATTTGAAAATTATCAGCTGTATAATCGCCAAGTTGGAAACATTCAGCTATTGCACTATGTTTTTTTGTGAATTCATAATCGCCATTTGATAACTTGTTTACAATTCCTTTTAATACGTTTAAATATCGCCCTAAATCAACTATTGTATCTTTTTGGTTACTTAATATTGTAGACCCTTTTGTAACGCCTACATTACGAGTTACTGTTATATCTCCCTCAAAATAAGGTTGATAGAATATTCTTAATTTGTAATCTTTAATTGGTTGACTTGAATAATCACTTACGAAATATGTGTTATCATCATTTAATGCAGATTTAATTACTGCTTCCATTACATCAAAATCACTAAAAACTCCATCACTTTCGATATTTGTTCCTAGATTTACTATCTCATTATCGCCTATTGTGTAATATAATGTGTTACGTTGCTTTGGACCTTGTGTATATAATGTTGTTAATACGTTTGATCCTAACTCTAATCCATCCCATTCTATTTTAGGTACTATATAATTTGATATATCTAAATCGTGTGTGCGTGAACCTGTAAGTGGATTATCAAGTATCGTTGCTATTATTGTTCTTCTTATGTCTTTATCTATTATGTATTTTGCTTTACTATCGCTATATCTTCCATCACTTCTTGGTTTAACTCCATATGATTTATCAGGAAAGAATGTAGCTGCTACTTGTATATCGCCATCATATGTTAAGTTTTTTGCTTTGGTCTTTACACTTAATGCGTAATTAGCAAAGTCTTTTCTTTTTGTTTGTCCAGTAATTTCGCCTATTGTAATTGGTAAATTCTTATCGTTGTATAATGTGTATTCTAAATTATCATTTAATCTTAATCTAGGTACTGCATCTACACTTCTAAATAATTCTATTAATGATTGTAATAAGTTCATATTTTGATATTTTTTTTGTACGGCATTAACATTCAAAAATGTATCAGTCGCTGTTGGTATATTAAATGCAAATGTTGGAGCGTTTAGTGGTGTGTTTTGTAATACTTCTAAATGATAGTTATATTTCAATCTTCCACCTATGCTTGATACAGTAAAGAATCTATCAGCTGGTATATACTTTGATAACTTACTTGTTACTTCAATAAATCTTACTGTATGGTTATATATACCGTTATTTACTTTGATAGATGTATCAATATCTACTATAAACTCAAATGTTACTGCATTTACTGTAATTTCAATATCAGTTCCCTCTGTGAATGCTTCCTCAACTGTTGTATGCTTGATTATCATTTCACCAAAGTCAAATGCTTCACTCTTATCAATTACAAATGTAAATGGTATTTCAGGGGTATAACTAACACCGCCTATTGTTACTGTTACACTATTAGCCATAATACCCACCTCCATATGTGAAGTTATTTACTCTTACACCTCTTGATTTAATATTGAATACACTATCACTTTGCGATTTCTTCTCGCTGTAATCACGTTTAATTCCATCAGCTACAAATGCTATTAATGCTACACCTACTGCAACTGGTGCGCCTAATGTTGCTGCTGTTAAGCCTATTCCACCAAGTTGTTTACCATAACCTATATTACGTTTTAATCTACTATCGCCTATGGTATCAATAAATCCTGCTTCTAATGCGTTTGTAATCGGTGCTAATTGTTTTGCTACCGAGTATACTCCTATAGATGATTTGATCGAGTTACCTGAATAGTTTTCATTTAATGAACTTGCTGATGATAATGATTGGTTATTGCTAGATGCTATTCCATTGAATTGTTGCTTATGTAAATATATATCATATGCCATTAATTAACTGACCACTTTGTATCAATGATTATTACACCATTTTTACTTGTTGTTACTGTTGTGTCAAAGAAATATATTGTAAATTCTTCAATGAAACCTGCTTCTAGTCCATATTTTAAATTGAATGTTGTTTCTTTAGGTAATACACCAATCATTGTATTAAATATTAAGCTTGTTACAGTTCCTTTATTGTGTATCATTCTTGCTACCCCACCAATACCTCTAGCATATACTTCGTTTTCAGTTATATCACTACCAAATTTATTGCTTGGGTCTAATACCATATTACTTGAAAATGTGAAATCAATGTAATCTAAATCTATGTTATTGATTTTTACCGTTAAATCGTTGCTGTCATAGCCTTTTACACTATTGTATACCGACATATCAAGTTTGATTTGATATACCATTATAAACTTACCTGAACGGTCATACAGCTCTCTTGTCTTATTCGGTCTTGTTGCTTTGATATTAACATTATATGTAATGCCATTATCTACTATTGTGAATCTTGGATTAGTAAAATAATAATCTCGTAAGTCTTGCATAGCTTCTAATACATCAGTTTTATCACTTGGGAATGCAAACTCTATTACTTTTGTGAAATCACTGCGGTTATTATCTTCTATGAATGGTACTTCGGTACTTAATATCTCACTAACTGGTACAATTTCGACATCATTTACGTTATATGCGTTGTCCGTTGATTGTTTTTGAACAATAAATGTATCATCATAAAATGCAAATAAGTAATTTCCCTCAAACTCTACATCTTCCGTTGTTTTATTAGCATCAACTATTATTTGCTTAAATATTTCTTTAGATAACACGATTAATCGCCCCCTGACTTATTAATATTTCGTTTCTTCTTCTTGCTAATTCGTTGTTTTCTTCTCGATCAGTTTGGCGCAATCCTAATGTTTCACTATATATAGCGTTATTAATTGCACCTACTGTCTTTTTACCTATAAATCCTTTGTTTACTTGTGTGAATTTAGTTCCCTCTTCGTTATAAATGATATACTCAACTGATGCTGTATCGTAATGCGCTCTCATATAAAACGCTGTATCAGTAAATATTATACCCTCATTCATTAATACACCTGTATCAAATGGAGCATTTACCATTACTATGTTTTGAAATCTTGCGTAATCCATTAGCCGAACTCTATCGTATAATCGTATAAAGGTACTTGTCTATGTTTATTACCTCTTGTGTTTTGTAATTTCTTTGTTACTAAAATTACCACGTTACGGTTTTCTAGTGTTGGGCTATCACTTATTACATCTCCTGCTTTAAAATCGATTTGTGCGTTTGTTTTCTGCATTGTTGTGGTTGTTGATTGTACTGCTCCTGTCATTACACTTTGTTTATCTTTTCTAATCTCGAATGTTGTTGCTTGATATGGAATAGCTATTGTTGAATGTGTTTGTTTTACTTCGCCACTTACTACTGCATTTTTTAGCTTTTCAAAGTAATACCAATTCTCACTATTATATCTTTGTCTTGCCATTAGTAACCTACTCTATACTCATCTTCAGGTACAACATAATGTACTTCGCCTTTGAATAATAATCCACTATTACGGCCTATGCTTATTACACTAGGTGGCATTCTATATGATCCATCTTCTTCATACATTATTCTATCCCAATCAGTATCATATGTTGCTTCTACTAATTCAGTCAACATTCTAATTATGTTTCGTTGTTCATCATTGCTATTTAAAAATATTTGATATTCAATAATATCTCTATGTCTATAGCGTGGTTGCTTACCGTTATATGCGCTATTTGTTAGCCATTCGTGTAATATTTGGCCTTGTTTATATAATCGCTTATCACTGTTATGCCAAGCTGTAGATACATCATAGCCTGTATATTCTTCTGCTCCTGCGGTTGTTAGATAATAAAAATGACCCTCATTATCATATGCCCAATTTGTACTTATTTCTATTGCCATTGTACCACTCCTTTGTTTAAAAAATTAAGCCCTACAAGGTATTAAGTCATAGGGCTTTATTTATATTATGTTATTATGCTCTTCCGTTGTCTACTTGTACTAATGTTGCTCTTACTACACCGTAGTTATAAGCCATTCTACCTTGAATTGCACTATCGCCAATGAATTGTCCTGAACCATCTAATGATTGTAATCTAGGTTCGATTTTCCAATTATCTTTGTATGCGAATCCACGTTGTTGCATTGCAATCATATTAGTTGCTGTTGGTACTAATGTAGTTGAATATACATCAAATCCTGCAACTCTACCAATCCAACCATCCATTAAGATTCTATCGCCTCTATCAGTATTTAATACTAATTTAGAGCTTGTATCTAATAGTAATGCTTCTCTTTCAGGGTCAATAATTAATGAACGACCTGTACGAGGTGCTTTTGCTAAATCTAACGCTTGTTTCAATGCTAAAACTTTAGTATAAATGTTTGCTGCTGTTGGTGTTGCTCCACCTGCTGCTACTAATTCAGTACCACCACTTACTAATGCTGCTAATGTAGTTGTATCGATTGATTCAGCTAATCCACCTACTGCACCCATAAATCTTGATGCTACTAAATCCGCTGGTGCTGTTTCAACTGTATAACCATCTAATAATTCGTTTACTGCGATTTCTTTTAAGTTAGCTAATACTACATATGCTGAACTATCATTTGTTTTTGTTACACCTGTTCCCGGTACATATGTTGCTACTGTTGCTAATGCGTTTACATATACACTTACTGCTGTTGTTCCTGGACTACCTTGTACATCTAAATTTGATACGTTTCTAATAATACTTTCATTAAATAATACTTGTTCACTTATATCACTATAACCTGTAATTTTTCTAGCGCCTGTTGGCATAATACTTCACTCCTTTTATTTTCTTCTATTTAGTTTGTTAAATGCTTCGCTTATGTCTATACCATTTTCGGTATTTCCACCAAATTCGTTTTTTATGAACTTTGTTGTAGTTTTTAGCTTATTCTCTTTAGCATATTCTGCTACTACTTGTTCATACGGCTTTTCTTCCGTTACTGCTTTGTTAAACTTAAAGTGTAAGAATTCTAATTGATCTTCATCTTGTACTCCAAGTTGTTTAATTGCTGCATATTCTTTTTCTAGTTTTGATGCGTTTTCTAACGTTGTGCGTGTTTCAACTTCGATATTATATTTGTTTTCTAATTCTTTTAACTGTTTTTCAAGTTTGATATTAGCCTCTTTAAATTCATCAGTTGAACCGCCCATTTTTTTTACATATAATTTTAAATCATCAATCGATTCACCCTCGACTCCTAATTCACTTACTACTTGTGCAATAGCTTTAGGTAACAATTTACTCTCATCAGTTTTCTTTGCAACTATTGGATTAACATAATCATTATCTAACTTTGCCATTACCTTATCGTAATCAACTACTTCATCTACTGTAAATTCTTCAATAACTTTTTTTAAATCATACATATTACTACCTCCGTTTTTAGGTGTGAGCCACCTTTACCTAGTTTTGGTTATCTAGCAACCCTTATTTCAGCATAAGTGCTTTACCCCATTATATGTTGGGCAACATTAATCAAATACGAGATAACAACGACAACGCATTCTATCGCTCGGTGGTAGGCTTGGATCGCCTGGCTGACTTGCAGTTAAGCCACCTGCTTTAAATTCACTATCTATTGGTATTCGTTTATTTGCTACGTTTGTATGGAAATGTGTATCACGAACTCTATTATCACCTTGAGTTTGCCACCTCTTATGTGTGTAGCCTAATGCTTTGCTATGCTCTCTCCGTACAAATTCGCTTTGTGCGTGTAATTCAGTATCTAATGCTCTTTCTATATTGCTTAATTTGTTATACTTCTTTACAAGCCCATTTTTGATACTCTCTATGCTTTGTTTATTCTTAATGCCCTCGTTTAAATCTCTTACCATATTGCGACTTACTTTAGATTTGATTCTTGATATGTCTAATTGCTGTCTTGCTATCTTTCGTGCATCATTTAACACTTTTGCATTATCAACTTTAAACCCTTGTATTATCGCTTGTGCTTTCTTTTCATTATCATTTAATCCAATACCTTTGTTAATCTTAACTATCTTTTGTACAAAGCGTTTAGGCTTTTTTAATGAGTATATACCTAGTAACGCTAATATTGGTAATAATGGTTTACGCTCTTTCTTTGTTGTTGCTTGTTTACTTACTATCAATAGTATTGCATTTTGTATGATAAACAGTAAGGCTATATCTTCTATGTTAATCTTTGCATTCTTGATTATTGATTTAACTTTACTTGCGTTTAGTGTATCTACATTGGCTATTAACTCTCTATTGATAGACTTTATGTAATTTGCATACTGTGTTGCGTTTTCCTTTGTTAATATCTCAATGAAAGCATCATTAATTTGATCAACTTTATTCTTCGCCATCTACTTCTTCTTCATCTTCGTTTTCGTTATCTTCGCCCTGTGGTGGGGTAACACTTTCAGGCTCTATAAAGCCATTTTCATTTTCGGCTTCAAGCAACATTGCTTTAGCTTCTTCCATTGTTAATCCATATGCTTTCATAACATACATATATTCAGGTACATAACCATCTTGTGCATCTAATCTTAATTGGTCTAGTTTAGTCTTATCATCAGTGAATATATCATCATCAAATTGTACTTCATACTCTAAATCTAAACTTCCACTGTAATTACCGTTATCTTCTTCTAGGAATAGTATAGCTTTCATCATATCTACTAATACACGTTTAAGCTTATTCAAGTTCTTATTACGGTTTCGCCTCATTGGTGCGTTGCTTAATGCTAGACTTAATTCGTTTTGATAGCCTACTACACCATCTTTATATGAATAGTAATTACCACCTAACATACAGCCATCACTTAAATAGTTTAATTCAGCTTGTATTGCTTGATCGTGTTGTAAACTGTCATATGCTGGTGCGTATACTTCAATAGCTTTATTACCTTGTGATGTCATATCTTTTAACACTTGGAATTGTGTCTCTGCTGGGTCAAAGTATTTTTTATGTACTATATTACCATTCTCATCTTTAGTCTTATGTAACTTACTTGCTTCATCATCAATGAATAAGCGTTTACGGCTGTTTATACTGTCCATTCGTGAGCTGTAATACTTCTCATCAATATTCTCTAGTGTACCTGTCTTATTAGCAAATACTGCTATACCCATTGGGCTTTGTAAATCCCAGTTGTTAGATATGCCTAGTTTGAATGCTTGAAAATGTGGCTTTTCAGTTTCATATTCAATATAATACTCGACTATTTCTTCTTCGCCATCTTTTCTTGTATGTTTCATTTTGTTTAGTTCAGCTTCATTAAATAAAACTGCTAACGGTGCTGGATTACCTATACCTTTGTTACTTTCACTTGTTGCATACATTTCGTGTGTAATGCGGTATAATCCCTCTCTAAACGTATGATACATAATATGGTTATACTTGTTCTTATCATACACAAACTCTTGTATAACCGCTATTTCCTTGATTGTGGTATTATCGTAATCTATGACAATTAACTTATCACCAAATAGGAAGTTTAATTTAGTTTCACCATCTGCTTTATACTCTACGATTACACCTGTTCCATATACACAAGTTAGCTCTACAAAGTTGCTCATTTCATCAGTAAAGTTATTATCTAGTAACACCTTATCTAACACTGCTTGTGCTGTTTCATCATTGACTAATAATTGTACCTTTTCATTGAACAATAAGCTACTTACATCTTCACTTACTTTCTTGGCCATTTGTAAACTTGGCTTTTCAATAGATATACTTACTCCCTCCGCATTCTTCATTACGGTATTATGGAATCCATCTACTTTACCTCGATACCAATTAATCCAATATTCTTGCTGTTGATATATGTTTCCTAATACTGGGTTAAATCCTTTACTTCTAAATAACTTGTTTAAATCTTTTGCTTTAGTGTTATTCACTATATCACCTCATTATCATTTCATATATAAAGTCCATTTCTTTTAACCAACCATAGTCGCTACCATCTATGCTATCTACATCACTTGAGCCATCATCTGCAGGTTCACCATTCTTGTTATACTCTCGTTCCTCAAATGCCTTTATTACTTCAGTACAGCTTGGATCAATAGTATGATAACCACTACCAAACATTATTTCGTTAAAGTCTACTCGACCTTGTAATATTGATTTATTCTTATTACTACCTTTTACACGTTTCATTTTAGGTAGCGTTTCTCTTATTATATAATGATAACGATTCGTTGTTATATATTCATCTACTAACTGTATAAACATTAAGTTTGCATTATCTATAAACAATGTGATAGGTAACTTATACTTTATATATATACTTTCGCAATAATCTAACAAGTCTTGTACATAATCATTTATATTCTTTATTCCACCTGTAACACCATTCTCATGATAATAGTTACTGAATGTTTCCATACCTACATATTGCGGTAAGAACCCTTTAGGTACAAATGTTGTAGCATCATTACCACCGACATCTACACCCATTGTTATATCTACATAGTTATGTGTTGCTGGTTTAACGTTACGCTCTCTACTAAATTGTTTGTATACTGTACCACCTAGATTTGCTGGAAAGCCTAAATACGTTGATTTGTATTGTTCAGGGTCTATTTCCTTTAATCGTTCTATCTCTCTTAATAGTGGTAATCCTAAAAATAACTCTTGCTGCCATTGTGGTGCATCATTATAATTAGTCTTTTTAGTATACGCATCAGGTCGTTTCTTCATCTTCTCTAAAAACTCGTATGTCCAATCACTTAACTTTGGTGCGTTATTCCATTCGTATAAGTTTACAAACCAACCGTTACTCTCACGCATTAATCCTGCTTTAGCTTCCGTTATATATCGTTCACCTTTATATTGTGTTATCTCTGCAAACCAAGCTACGTTAATACAGTTGTTAGGTTTAGTTGGCCTAAATCCTTTTAATTGATCAATATCTTTCATATGTCCAAAGTGTATATACCCACCGTTTGGTAACCTTATATATAAGTCATTACCGTTTGGATAATGTATACCACTCTTTAATGCTATTCCAATCTTCTTATAAGCCCATATTAAATCTCTAAATGTACTATTCTTATGGTCTTTATAGTTCTCTCTAATTACTACTGCTTCTATACCTGGATACTTAACAGTAAGCTTTGCTACCTTTAATGCGTTCTTCCTTGACTTGTACCCTGCCCTGCCACCGTAGTCGCATTGGTTTTCAATCATATCATCAAAATGCTCTAAATGTGGTATAGCTATTTCACTAGATAACCTAATTGTTGTCATACTGTTCTTCCATACCGTTTGCTTGATAGTACTTGTACGCTTCTTTAGTATCATCAATTATAACTACATTGCTAAAAGCATCAGGATTCTCTATTCTAGCGTTTAGCTCTTTCTCTTTAAGTTCTAATGTACGCTCTTTAAGTGTCATAGCTCGTTTCTCTAACTCTAATCGTTCAGTAGCTAATGCTTTATCAAATGAGTTACCCATTAATACGATTAACTTACCTATACCCCTTTTAACAAATTCTTCTTCAAGGTTGTCAGGTGTTAATAACTTCATAGCATTTTTAGTAATATTAGAATATTGTATACTCTTAATAATTTCTAATAGATCATCATTTGATTCTTGCTCGATTTGATCCATTTTATTAAGCACCCTGTTTACTTCAGTATCATCACTGTATAATTTATTCTTACTCCACTTTGTAATTGTAGCCCTTGATATACCGTATTGTTTAGAAAGTGACAGTATACTTTGTCCTGCTCTCTTTTTGCGCAATACATCTGCTATATAAGCTTTTGAATAAGCCATACTATCTCACCTCCATTTTATACTTGTTGAGCCAAGTTACCCTAGTATTGGTGCTAGGCCACCTCTATACATAAATATTATATAATTTTACATATAACGGTGTCAATACCGAATTGTACATATAAGTATACAAAAAAAGAACACATTTTACTGTGTCCTATTCTCTATCTCTAATAATGGTGTTTCAACTAACTCTACTACCTTATGCTGCAATAGCTTTTTTATGAATGCTATTCTATTTGTTACTACTGTGTGATATTTCTCTTTCGTGTTCTTGCGTACCTTTAAATATCGTGTTATTACTGTCATTATGATTGATAATATTAATAAACTATAATATATTACTATCGTTTTCATACTTGCACTCATTATAAATGGTATGCTACCTGCTCCACCTATACCGAATCCTTTTAACGGTGCTATGATTAATGACCGCTTATTCCCATCAGTTTTAGGGTTATATACAAATCTTGATAATCCAGCATACTCACTCTTACCTGATTTACTATACCCCTTGATTTGCTTTAATCCAATAGGTTTATATGACTTATCCTTTAATGGTATCATCTTTAACTCGTTAATCTTATTACTATATTTATCATATGGTTTCTCTTGTATCTTACAACGCATTATTTTGCTCTCTAATCGATTTATAACCTTTTCAGTTAATATCTTATTAGCTAATAATTGTTGCTCTTTATTATACAATTTAATGTAATCTATTGCGCTATCATAATCCACGATCAAATCTTGTTGCTTACCCATTTCTAATACATCATTGCGTAATAACTCATTATTATCAATCTCATCATCAAATGCTCTTAATGATATATCAATTCGTACAATCCATACACTTATCATTGATATAATAGCTAATGCACCAACACCAAAGTTTAATATAGCTTCTAATGTAATTTGTTCATAGAATCCAAAGTATAATAATCCTAATCCTAATGCAAGGGTTAATGCTACACCACTTCGTATGTCCTTTAATAACTTCTCATCATTTAAGAAGTTCATTACCTTTTCCATTTAATCACTCCTTTGGCATTTGGTATGTATCATTATAATGGTCGCTAACACTTTCAAATAATTCTTCTATTTCATCTAATATTTCTATTGCTCTTTCTTCGGTTTTATATATTCCTAATATACCACCTTTTGTTATTATTTCAACCTTTTCTAAATTAGGTTTTGTACCATATGAAATCGAAGTTATTACATCAT